AAGAGACATACCTCAACGTCAATTCATTGGAAAATCTCCAATAGTAGAAAAGCAAGTTGGAAAACTAATACAGAACGAAATTAAACACATATCTAAGTTATGATTAAGACAATATACACCGATATATTAACCCGATTACAATCAGAGTTAAACAACACCGTAAAGCATTACGGTCTATGGAACAATCAAATCGGAAACGAGCAAATCGAAAAACCTTTTCGTTTCCCTGCATTGTTTATTGAGTTCACAGATATTCCTTATAGGTCTGAAGGGTATGGTTCGCAAAAGATTGATTTAGGTTTTTCAGTCCATTGCGTATTCTCGCAGCTTATCCAAGATTTAGATATGTTAGATGTAGTTAACCAAGTAGGGTTAACGCTTCATGGCTTTGCGCTAGATTATTCAACGAATATAACTAGAGTTTCAGAAGTTCAAGACGTAGATAGAGATAGGTTAACCGACTGGGTAATTAACTTTGTTTGCACGATAACCGTTGATGATGCTGTACCAGTTCAGAATATGACTCAGACAACACCTACGAGTTTAGGTGTCACAGCGCAACTTGACATTGATAATAATGTTATACGTAGTGGGGACGGTACTATTTAGTAGTATCTTCTCTATAATTCTCTAAATCTCGGTAAATAGTCCGAACACTCAAGAACAACCGATCTGCTAAATCGTTAACAACGTACTCTAGTTTTTCATGTGTTCTTTTGCGCACCTCTTCAACAATAAATTGTCTGCGCGCTTGTAGTGTTTCCTTTTTTTTTACTGACATAGTGCGTATAAGTGCCTTAAAGATACGCAATTAAGAATTAATTAATTCAATTTTGATACATGGACTTTAAAGAACTTCATAGTATTAAAAACGAAACAGCCACTATATTCTTGTATGACTCAATAGGTCTACGTGAAGATGGTAGAGGTATTGAAGGGGCTAGAGTCGCTGAACTTATTAATATGTTTGACAGCTTCGAGCATATCGAAGAGATCAAGATTCGTATTAATTCAGGCGGTGGTAGTGTATTAGATGGTTATAGTATAATGCTTGCTATTATGGCTACGAATAAACCCGTTCACACTTACGCTGATGGAATAGCTGGTTCAATAGCAGGAATTATATTTCAAGCAGGAGATAAGAGGTATATTTCAGACTTTGGAAAAGTTATGATTCATAACCCAGTATCAGGTAAGAGTAAAAACGAAAATCAGAAGAAAGCTATTAATGCTCTAAAAGATAGTCTAATGACTGTATTAGAGAACAACAGCAAAATGGATAGACCGAAGATCGACGAGCTTATGAACGCTGAGACGTGGTTTAGTGCAGGTGAAGCTGTTGCTTTAGGTTTAGCTGATGAGGTAATCAGTACTAAGCGAGTGATTGATGTAGATAATATTGTATCGAAAGACCTAATGCTAATAATGAACGAAGTCCACACAAAACAGAATATCAAACCAAAATCAAATAAAATGAAAGACGTTTTAAACTTTTTGGATTTAGATGAGAATACAGAAGAAGGTAAAGTGCTTGAAACTGTTAAATCTTTGAAAAATTCAATTACAGAAAAAGAGGCTGATTTAGAGTCTAAGTCAAGCGAGTTAACTGAGCTTAAAAACAAAGTTGAAGCACTAGAAAAAGAAAAGAACGAAGCAAACAAAACTATCATCGTTTCTAAAATTGAAAACGCTATTGAGAATGGTGTATTCAAGAAAGAAGAGAAAGAAGCTTTGGTACAAAAGTTTGAGAACAACTTAGAGGCTTTAGAATTAGTTGTTAAAGCGACTAACAGACAGCCAGTAGATGTAATGAATCACGTAATAACTGCATCTAAAGCAGAAGAAGAGAAAGGACTTAGAGAATTAGAAAAGTCTAACCCTGCTAAAGTTGAAGAAATCAAGAACAATAACCCTGAATTATATAAGGTTATGTTCAAGAAAGAATACGGAGTTGAACTATAAATTTTAAACAAAAAAGAAATGGGAATAATTAAGGAAATTTGGGTAGCAGATATAAAGGAGACTCTGCACCAAGGGAATGAGTTTATCAAAGCTGGTACTGATCACGGTATCTATACTGGAAACGGTGTTGTTCATGTACCACAGTCGGGGGCTGCTCCATCTGTTGAAAAAAACAGATCAACTTTGCCTGCTACAATTGCACAAAGAACTGATACGGATTTAACGTACAACTTGAATGAGTTTACGACTGATCCTATCTTAGTTAAGAGATTTGATGAAATGCAAACTTCTTACGCTAAGAGGCAGTCTGTATTATCTCAGCACTTAGAGGTAATGAATGAGCGAATCGGTAATGAGGTTGCTCATGACTGGTCTCCTACTGGTTCAACTGACTTAGTCCTTGAGACTACTGGTGCTGCTACGGCTGAATTACCAAACGCTACGGCAACTGGTACAAGAAAGCTAATCACTAAAGAAGATGTTGCAAGAATGGCTTTAAAGCTTGACCGCGATAATATGCCAAAATCTGGTAGATCGTTATTGTTACCTGCGCAAATGGTTTATGAATTACTAGGTGTTGACGCGCTTGTAAGACAAGACTTTGGTAGATCAGGGGATTTATTAACTGGTGTTGTGACTAAGTTATTCGGATTTGACATCTATATGAGACCAAGCGTAGTAACATTCAATAATACAGTAACCAAGAAAGCTGTTGGTGCTGTTGCTGCTGCAACTGACTGTTTAGGTGCTATTGCGTTTCATCGTTCTGCTGTTGCTGCTGCAACTGGTGCTGTCAACGTATTCGGAAATGATGAAAGAGCTGATTACTACGGTACTATTCTTTCTGCATTAGTAGAGCATGGTTCTTCTAAGCTTAGAACAGATAATAAGGGTATCGTTGCAATTCGTCAAGGTTACGTTGCACCATAATTTTAACTTATGAAGTTAGAATCGACAAAAGATAAAGCATTAAAACTGCTCCGTGCCAATGGTGGGGGCAGTTTGTTTGCAACTTCGGATGGACAGATTTTTCACGAGCAAAATTTTGCGCATTCTCATTCATTCAACTTAAAAGATAAAACAAAATACATATTCAGTACAGAGTCTTTGGATAACTTCAAGAGACTATTGTTCAAGGGTAGTGGTTGGCAATTTATCGAATTACCGAATGAAACAGATAAGAGTAAACTTGATGATATGACAATCAAAGAGTTAAAGAGTATTGCGAAGAAAAACAACATCGAAGTAAAAGGCAAAAGAGATGCGATTTTAGAAACTTTAAAAAATAATCTATAATGGGATTATCAAAAATAACAGTCAATAGGGGGAAAGGTGGCTTAGGTCGTCCTTTAGCATCTAACGACCACATTTCGGGGCTAATCATGCCTTATACAGATGCAGACCTACCTTCAGGATTTACTACTTCTGACAGAATCAAAGCAGTATTTAGTATTGCTGAGGCTGTTGCTTTAGGTATTACTGAGGGTGGTGCTGATACTGACATACTTTGGTATCATGTAGATCAGTTCTTCAAGAAGCAGCCAAAGGGGAAGCTTTACATTCATCTTGTTGATGATACTGCAATTGATTACTCCGAAATCGAGACCTTACAAGCTTTTGCTGAAGGAGAGATCAGGCAAATTGGGTATTATGATGGTGGTACTGCATTTGCAACCGCTACATTAAACACCTTACAAACTTCATGCGACAACTTGGAAACTGCTGATACTCCGTTATCTGTTATATATGCAGGTAACTTTGAAGGAGTGGCAAATATCGCAGCGTTAGACGACCTTAGAGCGTTAAGCAACAAAAACGTATCTGTTGTTATCGGAGAAGATGGTAACGGAGCAGGTGCAGCTTTAAGAGCTTCTAAATCTCAATCAATTACTTGTTTAGGTGCGGTACTTGGTGCTGTATCATTTTCAAGTGTTCACGAGAATATCGGATGGGTTGATAAATTTGAAATGACAGATGGTGTTGAGTTTGATGAGCCAGCATTGGCATTGACAGCTGCAACAGTACTTGTTAAGTCAGAAGCAAAAGCAGCTTTAGACAGCTTAAACGATAAAGGGTATATCTTCTTACGTAAGCACGTGGGAATTAACGGTACTTACTTGAACGATTCTCCAACAGCTATCGCATTAACAAGTGATTACGCTTACATTGAGAACAACAGAACGATTGATAAGGCGGTAAGAGGTGTAAGAACCTTTATGTTGCCAAACATCAATTCTCCGTTATATGTAAACAATGATGGTACACTTACAGAAGATGTGATTGCTAAGTTCAAGAATGACGCTTCAAGGGCTTTAGCTCAAATGGAAGTCGATGGAGAACTAAGCGCTTTTGAGGTTGTAATTAACCCCGCACAAAATGTTCTAAGTACTTCTAAGATTGAATTAGCGTTAACGCTTGTACCAGTTGGAGTAGCTAGAGAAATTGTTTTAAATATAGGCTTTGCAGTCAAATTATCTAACGCTTAAAAATAAAGAATTATGTTACCATTAATCAACGGTACTGCGTTTGATTTCACGCAAATCATAGCAAGAATCGGAGGTGTTCCAGTTGCTTCTATTAGTTCTATTGATTACGAAGAGAACCAAGAGAAAGCGAACAACTACGGAGCAGGAAGCAGACCAGTCTCAAGGGGAAGAGGTGCTATTGAAGTGACCGCAAGCATGGAGTTATCAATGAACGACATCGAGTCAATCAGAGATGCTGCACCTAATGGAAGCTTATTAGCTATTCCACCTTTCGATATTATTATCCATTATGCAAATCCTCAGAATCCACGTACTCACACATTAAAGAACTGTGAGTTTACTAATGATGGTATCTCGGGATCGCAAGGAGACACGGATTTAAAGAAATCACTTGACTTAGTAGTATCACATATAGAGTACAGTTAGGTTGTTTTTTTTCTATGGTCAAGAATATTCCACATGGTGCTTTACTGTGTGGAATTTCTTATTTTTAACCAACTGTTTAAATTACAATGACATATGGAAAAAACGAACAAAATTAAAGAAGCTCCAAGCGGTGCAAAAAACTTGATTGAGATTGAATTGGAAGATGGGACAACGGCGTATGCTTACTTGAAGCCAATTCCAAGACATACTTTAGAGGCTGCTTTAGGTCATATGACCGCTGCACAGCCTAGAGTTATTACCGCAGGAGAGTTAATCTTCAATTCATGTGTGTTCAAAGACGCAATGGATGAGAGAATTAACCAAGACGAGGACTTAAAGACAAGCTTCTTTATGAAGTGTGTAGAACTAATTGAAATTAGAACTGGAAGAATAAAAAAGCTATAAGCGAACATCGTTTGGATGATAAAAAAGGAGACTCCCTAAGGAAAATGGGGGCGTTGATTCGCTTCCATTATAAGATTGACCCCAACACCTTAGACGATGACGAGTTCGCAAGAATATGGGGGGATTTAGTGTATGCACTTAACTACGAAGCGAAACGATACGGAACTGAATAATGGCAAGTAATAAAGAAGAATATATAATCAGTCTAGTAGATAAAGGAGTATCTAAAGGACTAAACGATGTCATGAACCAAGTTGCCAGCCTCAGGAATAAGGTTGGAGGTTTAAACCAATCAGTCGGAAAAAAAGGTTTAGGCGGTGCATTATCTTCTTTAAAGGGTGTTGCTAGTACAATCGGTTTAGTTGGTTTAGGTGCAGCAGCTGTTCAAGCAGGGCGAAACATGATACGCTTGACCGCTAACATGGAGCAGACAAGGGTTGCTTTTGGTACTTTCTTAGGTTCTACTAGTGAAGCAAACAAGCTAATCGGAGAGCTTAGACAATTTGCAAATGTTACACCTTTTGAAACGAACCAAGTGTTAGAAGCTTCTAAGACTCTGATGGCGTTTGGTATGGGGGTTGATGAAACCAAAGAGTCAATGCAATTCTTAGGGGATATTTCCGCAGGTACTGGAAAGGATTTAAAAGAATTAGGTGTTATTTTCGGTCAAATTAGAGGTATGGGTAGACTTCAAGGTCAAGACTTACTCCAATTAATCAATGCAGGGTTTAATCCTTTACAGATCATAGCTGAAAAGACTGGAAAGTCAATGTCTACTTTAAAGGACGAAATGAGCAAAGGGCTTATATCATTTGATATGGTTAAAGATGCTTTCAAGTCTGCTACTTCTGAGGGTGGTAGATTTTACAAGATGATGGATAAGCAATCCAAGACATTGGCTGGTCGTTGGTCCACGTTTATAGGTAAACTTCAAGAACTAATGATTCAAATTGGAGAAGCCTTAGCACCATTAATGAACGCTATTGTTGATATAGGTCTAGCATTACTAGAACACAAAAAAATACTAGGCACTTTAGGGATTACAATTGCTATTATAACTGCTGGTTTTGTAGTTTTCAAAATCGCTACGTTTGCGGCTTCTTTTTCAGTTATGGGAATGATTAGTTCGATTAAGTTGTTGACTGCTGCAATTGCATCTAATCCTATCGGAGCAATCGTTACTGCTGTAACACTTCTTATTATTGGATTAGTCGCTCTTATTCGACATTGGGATGCTGTTACATCTAAATTACGTGAGTTCGGTGTGGTAGGTAATTATATTGCTGACATAATGGATTACATCAAGATAGGGTGGAATAACATTGTTAACGCTTTTAAGTTTGGCGGTATATTAGGAATACTTAGGAAGATTGGAGTTGTATTAGTACAGACTATTCTATCCCCTATTACTTTTTTAATTAAGACGCTAGCTAGATTACCTGGTAAGTTTGGAGCTTTTTTTAAAAAAGCCTCTGGTCAAATGGACGACTTTTATTCAGAGTTAGCTGGAGACGCTGAGAACCAAGCAGCCGCAGACAAAGCAGCAGAAAGACAAAAGAAGCTTTTAGCTCTACGATCAGAAGCAGAAAAAGCAAGAGCAGCTTATGAAAAATCCCTTCAAGTGAAACAACAAACTGGGATTAAATCAAGTGCTAATTCCAATTCAGCAAGTTTAGGATCTACCAAAGGCGGTTTAACGGCTGTAACATCTTCAGCACCTAAAGTATTCAATATCAGTATTGATAGCCTTGTGGAGTCGATGAATTTTGAAACGGTAAAAGATACTACACAATTGAAAGACGTTATTAGAACAGAGGTTTCCAAGCTTTTATTAGGTGTTGTTAACGACGTTCAAACTACTTAAACTATGGATCAATTCGCTAGATATAACTTTGTGGCTAGAGCAGTTAAAGTTGCTCAAACAAAGCTTTATGATTTTACAGATACAGAGCCAAACAACGCTTTTGCAGCTGCGAACGCTGACAAGGACAACCCTTTTGATTTCCGACAAGCACAAGGAACGAATCAAAATTTCTTTGGTTCTCAAGTGATTTCAAACTTAGAAATAGAGCCATTCAAATATGAAGAACTTAACGGAACTCCAGTATCTGTACTGAAAGGTCTGAAAGTTGATGCTGTTATCATGACCGTAACACAAACAAAGAACATTATTACGACACCAGTACAAGGTCGTAACGGCACAGTGAAGGAATATATATCTGATGGAGATTATTCAATTGATATAGAGGGTATCTTAGCTTCAAAGGATAATGAATACCCTACTGAAGAAGTAAAGGCATTGATAAGGATATTGAAAGCACCAGTTCCGATTAAAATGACCTCTAAATTCTTATCATACTTAGGTATTACAGATGTTGTAATAAGAAACTATAACCTACCTCAACAAAGAGGGTTTGAAAATACGCAACCTTTCAATATTACTGGTATTAGCGATGTGCCTTTAGAATTACAAACTAATTCAATATGAAGCGATTAAATTGTGAAATAACCATTGGTGATAATGTTATTGACTTCGTGACTGAGGTTAGTATTGACTCTTCATGGAAAGAGTTCACTGATAAATGCACAATCACACTACCTAAGCGCATCACTAAGAATGGGCAAGATGTATTCGTCGGAAATGAAAGTTTGTTCAAGTATGGCGACAAGGTAACGGTTAAGCTCGGTTATTATCCAAACTTAGAAACTAGATTTCAAGGTTATATTCATAGAGTGAGAATTGACAGTCCAGTAGTGATTGAGTGTCACGATGAATTTTTTAAACTTAAACAAAACACTCTTACCAAGTCTTACTCTAAAATCAATCTTGAGGATTTACTGGAAGAAATTACTGGAGATGTTCAATTTGATAGTGTGTCTGCTGAACTAGGAGAGTTTAGAATATCGAACGCAACACCTGCGCAGATCATTGAAGAACTTAAAAAAACATACTTATTAGATGCTTTCATAAAGGATAATAAGTTAAGGGTAGGAAGGCAATACCTAACTGAATTAGGTACTAATCATGAAATAACTAAAGAGGTCAATATTATTGATGATAATTTAGATTATCAAAAGGAAGAGAATGTAAGGATTAGAATCAAAGCTGTTTCGATGTTGCCCGATAACACTAAGATAGAGGAAGAGGTAGGAGATACTACAGGAGAAACTAGAACAGCTTTTTTTTATAACCTTAACAGAGAAGAGTTAAAAGCATCAGCAGAACGAGAGCTTCCAAAGTTTAGGTATTCGGGTTTCCGTGGTTCATTTGTTACCTTTGGAGAGCCATTTGTTCAGCACGGAGACACAATAAAGTTTTCAAGCTTGAAGTTCCCCGAATACAAGGGTAATTACTTTGTTGACAGGGTAGTAACTAATTTTGGTCAACAAGGATTTAGGCAAGAAATAGAATTAGGGCGCAAAGCATGAGTATAGGCGAATTGATAAAGGA